CGTGCACGCTCCACGACCTAGTTGCTGTCTTGTACGGAGTAATCAAGGGCGTCAAGCCGCTGCGGCTGGACACTACGGTGCTCACATCGTTGTCGGCACTGCCCGACTTCTGGACAGTCTCCAGCAGGACGTAAGCATTGTGCTGCTCGGTCGGGTGAATGACCAGTAGAGCCTGATCCATGTCGATGTAGCGGCCTTCCTCCGACTGGGTAGTCGAGGCCATCGTCATGATGGTTTCCAGTCCTGTGACACTGAGCTGAACTGCAGGGCTAAGCTCGTTTGACTGGGTGGCTACTTCAGACCTCAGCGAGGTGTGGGCAGTGTGGAACAACCTGAGGCCGTCCAAGCCCGTGTGGCGAGCACCCGTGTGCCCGTCGTTGATGAGGTCCCAAGCGATGCGCTCCTGATGGTCGCGTCCCGAGTCGCCCAGGTCTGCAGGCATCTGCTTGATGATGTCCCACTGGTCGTCTGCGAGTGCTTCCATGGTGACGCGGAACCCGAGTGCGTAGGTCGTGTGCAAGACACGGCGGCGGGTTCCTTCGACCGGATCGCTGTACGCAATGGGCGTACCTTCCGGCTTGACTTGGAAGGTTCCAAGTCCTGCGAAGCGCATTCGGTCTTCGTATGCCTTTGTCGAGGTCTTGGACTCGAATAGCATACGAAACTTCTGTTCCTGCATGGTGAAGTTCTTGAAGAAGATGTCCTTCTCAAGGGTACTGAGAAGCTCCGGCGTGTTGGCTGAGAAAGTGGCCATGGGTTATGCCTCCACTCGAATCACAATCTGCGTGATTGTGGTGCCGTTGGCCACGGCATCCTTGCCGTCAGCGTCGAGCAGTTTGACAATGCGGAAGTCGCGGTTGGAACTTGAGGCGTGAATGCACACTCCCCAATCAGTGGCGTCGGTTCGCAGTGAGCAGAGGTCGCCCACGTTGGCCGCTGCCACAGTGCCGTCGAACGTAGTGTCGTCGGCTTCAGTGAAGCGCGCCGCCGGAAGGACAAACTCATCCCCTCGGTGGAACTCCACATAGGGCATCTGGACACCTTCGGTGGCTGCGGTGGCCTGCGTGCCGTCTGAAGCGAAGTCGAGAAGCTGGGCAGTGCCAGCCATTGCGACACCGAGGGTTCCGGTGGTTCCGGGTGCCCCGCCTGCTACTGCGGCTTCGTCTCCTGCTTCGATGACGTAGCCATCTGTGTCCATGGCGACCACATCGCCCTTTTCGTACACGTCAGTTGCATCAATAGATGCGCTACTTGCACGAGAGTACCCGCCATTAGCCGAGCGGTACGGCAGAACATCATTAAGTGACATTGCGTAGTCTCCTAGAGCAACTTGCTCTTAGTTGTTGTCGATAATGCCACGGTCAGGCGTCCACTGTTGCCGAACTGCACCAGACTCGTCCTTCATGGACAAATTATGGCGGCGCTCGGCAAATCGTGTGCGCTGACCCTGGCCTGAGGCAAGCTCAGCAGCAGAGGCACCTTGAAGGTACGACTGGTCTGCTTTGCTTACGGCCTGCAAAGCGCGCTCTTCGTTTTCTGCTCGGCGCTTTGCGATTGCCTCCTCAGGATACCGCATGAGAACTACGTCTTTGTAGACTTGGGCAGTGTCCAGGGGAGTAGGAGAATCGGACTCGTCATACACAAGTCCAAGTTCATATGCAGGGTGATCTTGATCTCCTGCATGAACGGGGCGACCGCCCTTCTGGGCTTCGGTCATTCGGGCAGTGGGGTCGTTCTTGACCCACTGGTAGTGGAAGCCGGGTTGCGGGTTGACAATGTTGAGGCCGGCGAAGTCTCCGGTGTGAACACCGATGATGTCGATTTCGCTGGATACGTTGTCGTACATGCGTGTACGCCCGTCTTCACGAACGGGCGAGTATTTGAAGTTGTTGCGACCACCTGACATAGACATAACAGTACTAAGCTCCCGAGCCAGCATTCTTGTTGCCGGCCCCTTCGAGTTCACTAATGGCCTTAACATACCCGCCAAGTCCCGGCCCAGCATTATGCACTGCGATGAACCGCTTCTCGTCCGGCCGCTCGCCAGTAGCTCGCTCAATCTCGTCGAGCATAGTCTTGGCTTCCTCGGGGAGTTCTTTGATGCCTCCGGCGGGCTTGGGCTGCATGGAGGGCGGAAGAGCGCTCACTACGCGCGCCACGTCGGCCTTGGTGGCCTCATCGCGAGAGGTGGTGAGTGCTTGCTCGGCTTGGTTGAGTTCGGTGCGCTTCTGCCCCTGGATGCGGTCTACGAGGGCTTCCATCGTGGCTTGGTCACCCAAGCTGTTGGAGTTGGACTTGGAGAGTTGGTCGAGGTCGCGCTGGAGATCGGGCAGGATGATTTCGTCAAACTTGCCGACGCCGAATCGCGTGTCGAATGCGGCTCGCTTGGACTGGAGGATTGATTGGTGCGTGGTTTGGATGATGGGAGTGAGGAGCGGGCCGAGTTGTTCGGCGATGGCTTTGGAGATGCGCCCGTCTGCGACCATAGTAGTGAACTTACTCGGGTCGGCAGCGAAGAGCTTGATGGCGTCGTCGCTGGACATACTGGATGGGTCTTGAGGAGTTGCTGGAGCAGGCTTCGTTGAGTTGGACAACATTCTAGTAGTGTCCTCTAGTTTTTGGTTAACACTCAGAAGGTTCGCCTTCAAGTCAGCCTGCTCCTGCTTCATGGACTCCCATTGTTCAGTAGTAAGCGTAACGGTTCCCGCAGCGGGCTTGCCGTTGAGTCCTGCCGCCGTGGCGTCTTCGTCGTCGTCGAGGTCGAAGATTGTGTCACCCACAGGAGGGCTCCTTTCTGGACTAGAATTGTCTAGTACCTTTGTTGGGTTGTCAAGAGGGTCAGTCGTTTAGGTAGTCTGTTCCTGAGTCTGGTTCCATTGTGCTTGCTGAGCCGACGAGTTCTAGAAGGGTTTTGGCTCGTGCGGATTCGGACATAGTGGCTAGTTTGGCTTCCTCGTTGTAGGACTCTAGGGCTCCGTTTAGGACTGCCTCCAGCCACTGTGCAACATGACGGTGGTACTCTACAAACTCACTGGAGGAGAGTGCCGCCTCCCGCAGGTGATACAACTGCTCCTGTCTGAGTACCTCCTCCAGCGCCCGCCACAGGTCCCGCTGCCGGAAGAGATCCACCACCTCCAATAACTGCTGATGCTTGGGCACCAATTGCGGCGATTTGGTCGGGGTTGCTTGGGCCTCCGGGCTCGTTGAGCTGGGCGATGAATCGTTCGATGTCGTCTTCATTGGAAGCCTCTAGGAACTTTCTGTAGACCTGTGTCTTGGAACGGATGGACTGTAGGGCCATCTCTTGGCCAAGTGGGCCTAGGTTGGGGTTCGACTCAACAGTTTGGACGATGCGTAGGACGAATGCCCAGTAGTCGTTGGTCATTTGGTTGATGACGACTGCACGCTGTTGTTCACTGTCAGGGTTGGAGTTGGGAGACATGGCCACGACTTCAAATAGGTAGTTGGCCGGAATGGGTTCTGCAGGGAAGATGATTTGTTTGATGAGGTCTGCATCTTCTTGGCCGTGTACTCGGGTGAATTTGTTGTCTTCGTCAGTCTCGAACTGTTGGTAGAGAATTGTTGCAGCCATGCCCATTGAGGCAACAGTCTCTCGCATGAGTTCGTCTGTACCAATAGTCATCTTGTCAGACTGTCCCAACAAAGCCAAAGTACTCGTGGCAGGTGCAGGGTGTCCACCGGCTCGCGTCTCGCGTCCCATGAGGGGGTCGTTTACGCCAGTGACTCGCTCACCGAATACGTTGGCTGCATTGATGAGAGGTAAGTTGTTTACGAATTGTGTACTTACATTGAAGGGCTCGATTTCATCCATCGAATTCACAAGCATAGGCTTCGAGGGGTCGAAGGGCTTCATGGCCAGCTTGGGGTTACGAGTCTTGGCCCACAGAGTGTTCATGCGAGTTGCGGAGTCGCTGGCTTGGTTGAAGGATGAGGAGATGAATTCTTGCAAGGGCATGAGGAGTTTTGATACGCCAATAGACATTCCGCGCGAGCCCGCCTTGCGGTAGAAGCCATCGAAGAAGGGCTTGTGCGGAAGGTGGTAGGGCTCGGCTACGATGCGTAGAATCTTGCGCGAGCGCCTATGTAAGTGGACAACTAGCGGTATCCACGGCAAGTCGGGGTCTGTGTCGCGTACATGGGGAATTTGGATGCCAGCGGCCTTCGCAAGTGGGAGGTCGATGTGCACTTCACGCACGTCGTGTTGGCGCATGATGTCACTGGCACTCTGTGAACGTGAGTCTTCGCGGTCCTTTGCAGCGCGAGCATCGGAGCTAGGGCTGGACTCGTTTCCTGTAAGGTTCTTGATGCTGGCAATGGCTTCGCTGTCCCAGGCGGGGTCGCCCTGAGCCATGAATTCCAGTTGGAACTGCGTATAGGCGTGTTCGCGCACTACGCAGGGCGCATCTCCAATGCGGTACGAGGTGTCCCAAAGGTAGTTCTCGCGCGGAGCGTGCTCAAAGTTGGGACCTCTGCGCCACTCGATTTTCTGGCTCTGGAGCTTTTTGCGCGAGTTGGAACCTCGCCCAAAGTACACATTCCTGATGTCGTTGCGGTAGTTGATTGCCATGACACTGGAGCCAATTGTGACAATTTCGTCAATCCAGTCGTACATGGCGAGTTTGAAGTTGAAGTCGTTGCCGGCGGCTGCCCAGTTTAGTTGGCGGTCCCATGCTCGCGCCCAGGTTTGGCGTACCGGGTCTTCATCCTCGGACTTGATTTTCCAGATCCTGGGCGCTGCAGCGAAGACTTTGCCGAACATGGTGGCTGCACTGGCATCAGCAATGGTGCGAATGTAAGGGATGACGAGATTGGATGCCCCGCGCCAGGGGAAGGTCTTTTCTCGCACTGCAGGTGTAGCGTGCTTCCACTTCCACCAAATGGGGATGTCAGTGCGCAGGTAAGTGGAGTACTGACGCTCTAGGTCTTCTACAATTTCGCTGATGAATCCACCGAGACGCTTTGAGTCTGCATCGCTGAGTTCGATGATCTCACCGGGAACGAGATATGTAGGTGACGTTGAGGGCAAAGTAGTGGCTCCTTAGCTCTTGGAAGCTGCCGCAACAGAAGCTACTGCATCGGCCAGCGCAGTAGGTGCAGGTCCAGCAGACTTAGTAGGTGCGGAACCTGCAGTCTTGGCCGAAGCGCTCGGGGACTCACCATGGGCGTCTACGGAAAACTCTGCCTGGAGTTCGTCGGGCAACTCACCGAGCCACAAGCCGGTTAGACGGTAGATGTCGTGGTCTAGAAACATGGTGCGTGCACCATCGTGCGCACTGCCAGAGCGTGTCGGTGTACCCTTACAAGCAAGAATGATGTCGGCTGTACCCTTGGGACCAGCTATGCTGAAGAGCTTTGCGTTCTCTACGGGACCCCAACCGTCGTCCTGAGCTGCCTTGGCATTGGAGGTGCAGACCTGGGCATAGCGTACACCGGGCAGGCCACCATTGGTGCGGAAGAGTTCCTTAAGCTTGGGGACGTGGTTGTAGGTGTAAGGACCAGTGGTGGTGAGTTCAGGGGTGTGCGTGAGTGTGGGCTGTGCCTCGGGCATTACTTAGTTCTTTTCTTCGAGAAGGCTTTATCGAGGGCCTTCTTAATGGAGGGCAGTGCTGCTTTGGCAGCAGCGAGCTTGGTTAAAGGTGTAGGCTTGAACTTGGGCAGCGGTACCTCGAATACGAGTACTGTGCCGTCCGTGTCAGGCACACTGTCGGGTACTTCACCTACGAACTTACGCCCGAGACTGAGCTGGCGCTCGCGGTCGGCGTGTTTGCAGACGATGTAGGTCTTCTGTGGTTTGTAATGGATTAGTCCAGAGAGGTCTAGAGGCACAGTAGGTTACCTACTAATTTGGAATATTGAGAGTAATGAGGGGCGGTGTATTCGCAGGCAGTACTGGAACTACGATATCTGCGTCTCGCCGGAAGTTCTTTGGGAAACCCGGCAGCATCTGGAATTCCTCTATGAGCCGCCCGTACTCTTCGCAGTCGTACTCGGGGTTGAGGAAGCTGATTCTGTCTATGTAGTCGAGGTACTTTTCGTATGTATCGACAGTCATGATCCATGCAACTTTCACAGCAGTAAACTCCTGCGTTTGCTGGTACGCCCGGTGCTTGCCGAGGCAGCGATGGTGGCGTAGTTCTCAGTATCCTGTAATAGCACTGCGGCCCTGGTCCTGAGAGTATAGCGAAAGTTCACTGGCAAGTTCTTCCTCAGGGGTGAAGTTGCGGGAGACGACCTCTTCGGTGTAGCTCATAGCGTCGATGAGGTCCTTGGTTTCGCCGTTCGGGAACTCAAGGAGTTCCTGGGTAATGTAGCCGGTGTCTGCAGTGTTGAAGTACCAGAAGCCTTGTTTCATCGGGCCAGCGAGTGTGAATATGCGCTGGTCTTTGTCCCGGCCCTTTGGGGCTACAGCAATCCATTCAGGGAAGATGTCAGGGTACTCGTGGTACATGATCTTTTGCCACAGTGGTGCATATACTGCAGAGAAGACTACTTCCTCAATGGCCACTCTAGTAGTTCTCCACTTCTTCATGAGGGCCACTAGGGAGTACATAACTTCCACCGGGTCCTCGCGCAAGGCCAGTCCTTCTAGCGCATAGTTACGGCCCCAGGGATCTTTACCCACCACTACAAGACCATTACGCGCTCGGGGTTCCTGGCGTTTGTCGCTGCGGCGCGAAGG